AAATTCTTTCCCGCAATATTTACATTTCTTTTGCATCAAAATCCCTCATTTCTGTAAGACTTTCCGCATGGACGTCTTTTTACTGATGACCTCCAATGTGTCCTTACTCTCGTATATAACCATCCAGTTTTCCGGTCTTAGTTTGTGTGCAGAAATGATCACTTTCTGTGCTCTTGTCGGTTTACTTGGCTGTTTCATAATTCTCCTTTCTTCCGGAAGCCCCAGCTACGCTTCCGGAAATCCTCTGTTGACAGTTACGTGATATATTATTCAAAAGTTGGAAAATCCCATTTTTTATAGACAAGCCCATCTTCTGACCAGTCCGGATACTGCTGCATAAGGTGCTCTTTCATGATCTCTAACATTTCCGGCCGGAGTCCTAAGTTGCCGTTATCCAGCAATCCATGGTGATAACGACAGCCAAGCACACCGTTTTCTTCGATACCAAGTCCGCCCTGGCTTTTATTTATGTAATGCATGATGTCCGGTATCCCTAAAAGCATTTCTGATCTGCACTTGTCCATGTGGTACTGCATTTTACAGAACAGGCACTCATTACCATCCCTTTCTGCGATCAGTTCACAGGTTTCTTTGGGAAAATTGTAGTTGACCTTATTTTTCTTGCTTTTTTTCATCTCTTCACCGCCTGCTGCATGCGCTCAATCTCTTTCTGGTATTTTCTCTTTAACCATGGCTTTGGCATCCGCATCCATACGGACCAGATGAAAAGCCTGATCCTAAACATCATCCTCATCGGCATCTCCTTTGACCAGCTCCTGTAATGTATCTTTTAAATATTCAACACGATCTAATATGGTTGCCAGCATTCCCTGTGGTATCGTATATTCCCAGTCATTTAGAGTTAGGCGGATAGCTTCAACCGTTCTCTTGGCATCCTCAATGATCTGCTTTTCTGTTTTCTTTTCCGGTAAATATTCCGTGTGGTTCATGATGTCGTCCTGTCCCGGTATCTGCTCCTCTGGTACGTTTTCTCCCTGTTCTGATACGCTTTCTTCCGGTTTTGAAACGTTTTCCGGTAAATTTACAACATTTTTGTTAGTTTCGCTGTCATTTATAACGGATTCTGTTACATTTTCCTCTGTATTCTTCGGATCCGGCTTTGGAATCTCCGGATCAACATCATGAAGTGGCTGCTCTTTCGGTGGTTCTGCTGCCTGCTGCACATCATCCTTCTTTTTGATCGTTGAGATAACTTTGCTCTCTTTTCTTGGTGCAGATTTCGGTTGTACCGGTGCAACTTGCTTTTCTTCCGGTAATTTTTCACCATATTCCTTTTCCCAGGATTCTCTCCATGTTCCTGCTGCATGGCTGATCTTCCCAAATGCTTTTTCAATATCCTCTTTGCTATATACCTCGTTCCGGCTCGCATCACGCAGGTTCAAAAGCTTCACTTCATCACTGTTTTCTGTGATTGCAAGCATGTGTGCACCTGCTCCCGGAATACGGACCGTGTAGACTGCTTTTTCATTCGGTATGAGGTTCTCAATGAAATGTTTTCCTGTCTCCCCATTCTCGAGACTAGAAGTCCACAGCTTTTCATAGATTTCTGGTGCATCCTTTCCAAGCTGATACACAGCTTTTTCAAGGTTTGTGTCAAGTGCCTGCTGCACACTGTCCTTTTCTTCCAGCATGACCTCAATATCTGTGGTCTTTTTTTCCTCGTCCACATCTTCTTTAAGCTGCTGGATCTCTGACTTGCTCAGATCCGGTGTCAGTACCTCATTTACTTCATCCGGCAGCGACAGCATGATCGATAATTTGGCATATCCAAATCCCTGATATTCTGCTTTGAGTTCCGGTGCGTATCCGCCCTCGGAAAACTTGTCATTGATGTTCATGAATCTGGATACCTGCGTCTTATCGATCCCGTATTCTGCCTTTGCAAATTCTACGACATTCTGATAGCCGGATTCCGCTAAAATTCTGGTATCGCGCGCCACTTTTAACAGATATCCGATACGGACAAATCCCTCCGCGGTCTTTTTTAACTCTGTGTCAAGCTCCTGCTTGTATTCTGCATAATTTCTGTATTCGATCACTTCGTTCATCACATTGCCTCCATAAAATCATTTTCCAGTGCATCCACCAGCAAGGTTCCCTGTAATCTTCCATGCCAGATCAGCTTCTTTTCTTCTCTTAACTGCTTATATCCATCTTTTCTTGCCTTGTCGCTCTTTTCTGCCAGTTTTTTATCTTCTGCCGATAGATTTTTCTTTACCCACTGCTGCCACTTTCTCAAAAACGGAAGTGCATCATCAAGATCTTTATATGCCTCATTCAGCACTGACTTTTTCTGTCTTATATTTCCTCCCGGCTCAATCTCCAGCGTGTACCACGGTACATCCGGTCTTGCTGCCCTTCTCAAAAACAGCAGGTATGTTTCCCTGATATCCATTCTCTGAAAATAAATATCACATGTGTGAATACAGTGCTTTAATACAATTCCTTCCTCGTAAATGTCCTTGATACTTTTGGGCGCAACGATACAATACCTGCCTTCACTGTATTCATACTTTATAAGTTCTCCGGATTCTACCAGGCTCTTGGCATTTTTGAATTTCTTTTCCTTTTCCCGGATCTCTTTTGCTGAATCCTTAAGTGATATCCTCGCCACCAGTTCATTGTGTGCCACTGTGAGGTCTTTCGGTTTTAAAAGCAGTTCTACCGTGCAGTCCATTTTCATTTTCTGCATCATGTCCACATAATCGCACCAGTCACTCCACAGATAACGCATATTCTCTTTTCTTTCAAGTGATCTTCTGTACTCCTGCTGTTTTCTCAGATAGTTGCAGACTTTGTGTATTGACAGATATTGAAAAGGATTTTTGCGTTTTGTGTCTTCCGGGTAGATGTCTGCCTCGCATAAGGTCCTGATGTCCTCATCCTGGTATATGGTGTTATTTCTCTTTTCTTCCTGCAGCCACTTTAAAATCTTTCCGTCCCCATTTATATCCTTTAGTCTTTTTAACCTCCCCTTATCAATGCAGAGCATCTTTCCAAGTTCATGTGCATTTTCATTTTTCTGTGTTTCTTTGTACGCCCAGTCGCTCAATATATATTTTCCAAGCTCTGTAAGTCCTGCTTTCATGCACATTTCTATCAGCGGTCTCTTTTTCTCCATCACCAGATAACGCCCTACATCCTCTGAACATCCACTTTTTACTGCAATCGGATATGATGACTTTGAAGCTTTGAAAACACTCAAAATATTTCTTGTATATATTCTCGTATCATCTGTTGGTATAAAATTTATATTTATCGCATACCAGCATGTTCTCCGTCTCTTATACTCTCCGTATTCATAGGTTTTGATTTCGTTTTCCCGTACAATCTGTCTGTGTGTCTCTATTTCCCAGAATTTACACTCATTTACATTTTTAGTACTTCTTACATCCGTTCGCCCTGCTACAAACCTGCGCTGGATAAGTCCATCTTTATACCGCTGGATACAGGTAAACGCTTTGCCTATCGTTCTTATGTCGTTTCTTTTTTTTGCACGTGAGATATAAGTTACAAGCTTATGACATACCGGGCATTTTCCCCGCATATGGTGTTTGGGAATTATTTTAAGTGGCACTGTCTTCAGGCAAGATGTGCAGTACCCGGTCTTCGCACCGGCACCTTTATAGTAAATAAAATTGCTTCCGTCAAATCCGTTGTGCTGATACCAGTCTCTAAAACCTTTTGGTGGCTCTCCTATCGGTTTCATTACTTCATCCCACTTATCTATCTGCTCATTTATCCTCTTATCTTCCCGTCTTCTTTTACAACTCTGCTGCCATTCCATAATCCCGGCGCTTCCTGCATGCTTGGTTTTAAGCAGTTTTTTTATCGTATATATGCCTCCAGCATTAAAATACATGTATGTATCGTATTTTCTGTTATACCAGTAACCTTCTTCCAGATTATCGATCATTGCTTTACGCCACTTATACGTTCCGTCTTCCTGTCTCTCTCTTGTGGTATAGCTTTCTCCCTCATAATTGATGAAAATATCCCATTTTGGTTTCAAGATATCCTTCTCGATATCCTCTCTCGTGCAGATTGAGACTTTTAATATTCCATCTAACTGCTGACATCTTGCAGCTACCCAATACTTGTATTCATGTACTTTTTTAGACCAATCTTTCTTTTCGCCCGGCATTTTCAATGCGTCTATCATGCTCTTTGTCGCGTTCAGTGTCCGGAGCTTTTCCAGTTCTTTTTTATTCATTCTGCCACCTTCCCATCTACGCCATAAAATACATTTTCTTCAATTCCGTCCGTTCCCACTTCAAATACTCCGGCGTCTGTTATCTCTCCATTGCTGTCTTCTTTGGCAATGTAAAGCATATCGCCCTTCTTTCCCTTTGCCTTTGGGTGTTTTCCTCTTACGAGCACATGACCTGTCCCTGCCGCATTTCCTTTGTCTTTTCTAACAACTGAATCATCTTCTGCTTTT